CCCAAGTCCTGCATCCATGCGCTGTGCATGATCGACAGGGGGCACAGGATCAGGCACCGCCTGACCTCACCGCGCTTCATCAGGTAGTCAGCCGCCCACAGGGCGCTGAGGGTCTTGCCCGTCCCGGGTTCTGACAGCACGAACGCACGCCGGTTGAACGTGAGGAACGCTGACGTGTCGCGCTGGTGGTCCATCGGGCGGTAGCGCCCAGGCCACTCATACCTCCCCTGGATGGGAGAGGGGACGTTCTTCACACCCAGGTTGCGCAGCACACGCGTCTCATCAAGGCCCCAGTGGACAGCGACTTGGTAGCCACCCTCGATGGGCAGCACCTTGTGCTTGGGGATGATGCTGTAGCGGTGCGGGTGTCGGGTGTTGAAGAGCAGTATGCGGTTGTCGAATATCTCCAAGTGCTTTCTCCGTTGTTTTACTTGCCGTTGTCCGCTTGATTCGCTTTCTTTGAGCGCAGCCGCAGGTTGCCTGCGGTGCTCTTGCCACCCTTGCGCAGCGGCTTAACGTGGTCGATGTCCTTGCCTGCGCGGTCGATGCCCTCCTTGTCGTAGGCCCTGCGTGCGCGTTGGCGCTCGATCTGATCGGCGGTCTCTCCGGTCGCCTTCTGCAGCTTGTACGCGTGCTTGTAGTCACGCTTGCCGTTGACTTGCGTCATATCAACTCCTCTTGGTATTGAACGTACATTCCTTGACGGGGCACCATCCGCACAGCGGGCTCTGTGAGGGGTTCCACACGTCGAACTCGTGCGCTGCCTCAAGCTTGGCAACGCGCTCCCGGTAGTCCCACCACGCAGCCTCTGCGTCTTCGTAGGACATCTTGTGCTTGACCATGCTGCCCTTGACGATGAAGACCAAGGCAGACGAGACAGAGCGGATGTGGGGGAAGTGGGCAAACACCATCAGGGACATCAGCGTTAGCTGGTCCCTGTCTGGATACTTGTCGTTGCCCGTCTTCCAGTCCACCACCCGGGCCATCAGGTTGTCGTCATCCACGATGAGCAGGTCCGCGATGCCGCGCACCCACCTGTCGTCAGACTTGAAGTCACAGGGTCGCAAGTCCTTGGTCAGCGCCATCTCATGCTCGAACAGCTTCCTCCCGGGCTTGGCAAGGAGAGCATCTACGACTGGCTGGAAGATCACGAACTCTGGCGGCAGTGGTGTGCCGTCACGCCCGTAGTCCTCGATGGCCTTGTGAACATCCTTGCCGTAGATGGTGTGCTTGGTGTCTGTGAACGGGAAGCGCTTCAGCACCGTCACTTCGTGATACTGCCGCGCACACTGCTCAAACTTCTTCAGGCCTGAATGGCTCCAAGTGACTGCGTTACCCATTACATCTCCGCTGTGTTGATGACCTCGTTGAGCCGGTTGGCGAAGCGTGTGACGAACTTCTCGTTGTTCCACAGCCGGTGGTTCATGTCCTGCAAGATGGCGTGAGTGACCTCATGCCAGAAGGTGTCGGACACCTCCTCGGTCTTGAACGACCGGCCCGTCAGGTTGCTGGCGGTGGCGATGGTGACCACACGCTTGTCGTGGTCCACCTCACCCATGTGCCCCCGGCAGGGCATCGTGTCCACCATGCGCACGGTGAACGTCTTGTTACTGAGCTTGAACTTCTTGGGGGTTTGCAAAGGCTTTCTCCTTTTCTTCGAGTAGTGCAAGCGTGGCTTGCAGGATGCGGTTCTCAACACCCAGGTGAGTGGTGAGTTCACGCGCTTGTCCATACTTGCGCTCAAGGCACAGGTCGTGGATTGCTCGGGCCATGCGCTCGATCTCCATGAGCGGCATGGCGTAGTCGGTGATGGTGTTCATCCTTTTGCCAGTCCATAGCGTCTGTTAGCACCGCCGTCTGCAGCCAGGGGAATCCCCGGCATGTAGCTCGGCTGCACGGTCATGCAGGCCAGAAGGTAGTCTTTGGCCTCATCTGCTTCACTCTCCGGCGCGATACACAACGCCTCGTCGTGCACGGTTCCACAGACCGGATAGCGCTTTCCTATTCGCAGCATCCCGTCAGTCATCACACAACGCGCCGTGCCCTGCACCACGTTGTTCGTGACCTTGCCCGCGTAGAGCTTGCTTCGCTTGCCGTCCTTGCCGTCAGCGTAGCTCCACTGGACTCGGCCCCTCTCGTCTTGGTCAGGGCGGAGGTCAGGATACCGCACAGACATGCCGCTTGGCAAGACGATTTCGCCCTTGCGGAAGGTCAGGCACTTGTGCGTGTACTCCTTGCCCTTGTACAGGCTCTGCTCGATGAGGATGCCCATCAGTTCCCAGAACGCCACCACCGGCCACGAGGCCGTGCGGTACTTGTCGATGATGGCCTTGGCTGCGAGGCAGTGGATGGCAAGCTCGAGGTCGGTGCAGGTGTGGGGGATCTCCTCCATCTTCTTGAGGTTCTCGTCCCAGGACAAGAACTTCTGCACGTCAGCGCCGACAACGCCAAGCTGCTTCGCCTCTTCCCTTGAGTACCGCTTGGGTGGTGCACCGAGGAACCCAGTAAGCAACTGGGCCGCGAAGCTGGCCCAGCCTAGCTGGTAGCCCGCGCCCAGCAGGGCGCTCTTGGCCGACTGCCGCTCCACCGGGTGACTGTCCTTGGTCATGCCGGGGATGTTGAACATCTGCGAACCGAACTGCGCGTAAGGGTCGCCACCAGCGCGGAAGATGTCGAGCAGCGCGTCGTAGTCCGCCAGCCACGCCAGCACACGCGGCTCGATCTGCGAGAGGTCACCGACCACGATGACGTGTCCCTCAGGGGCCATGATCGCCTTACGCAGAAAAGAGCCCCTCTTCAAATTCTGCATGTTGATCGCGCTGCCCTTGGCTGCAGTCCACCGGCCTGTGGCTGCACCGTAGTAGCTCAGGGGCACCGGCAGGTCGCCCCGGTCAGCAATGTCGAGGAAGCGCTGCGCACGTGTGCGTTCGCTGGTGCTCTTGACCTTCAGCCTTGCTTCGCAGAGAAGCGCAACATCCTCATTCTCATGATTGAGTAGCGCCTGAAACAGCGCATCATTCTTAGCGAGAGCGAGCGCTTCCTCACCGGTAGTCTTGCTGATCTTCGTTGGCGGATCAATGCCAAGTGCTTTAAGCGCCTGCGCGAACTGTTGATTCGACGCAAGCGTAGCTTCTTCCATGCCGAGCTTCTGTAAAAGTCCTTCACGTGCATTCCTTTCTTCTTCAATTGCCTGCGCCAGCATCTCCTTGTCAAGCTGCAGCAGCGGGCGGGTGTACATCTTCAGCGTCATGTCGATGAGCTTCAACTCCTTGGTCGGGTAGCCCTCGATCAAGCGCAGGAAGATCTGCTCACACAGGTACGTGTCGTGCTTGCAGTAGTCGGCCAGCTCCTGTTCGACCGCGAACGGGATGCTCTCCAGCATGCCATCGGTGCTGTGCACCGCCTTGCCCTTGGGAGGAAGCTCGAACGCCTCGGCCAGCGTAGCCAGACTGTTGCCCACCTCCACGCCACGCAGGGCGCGGGCCATGCTGAGCGTGTCGAAGATGAACGCGGGCTGGATGCCGTAGACCCAGGAGAGGATCGTCACGTCGAACTGGGCGTTGTGAGCAAGCACAGCAGTGCGGGACCAGTCAATGCTGGACTTCCAGCGCCTGATGCGGTCGCTGCGTACCCACACCGGGATCTCGTCGGTGCCCACTTCCTTCCAGCACAGCCCCCACGCCTTGAAGCGCGGGTCGCGGACGTACTCTTCAGTAGTCATTTTGCTGAGCGTGTACTCTGCCCGAGACCATGCGGTCTCGAAGTCCAAGACGACGATCTTGTCGTAAGGTTTCAATGCGTTTCTCCTTTGCGTTGCAGGTCGTTGGCGACCATGTTGGTGATGAACATCTCAGCGGCTTGCGTGACGATGTGCCCCGTCTCGTGGAGCGAGGCGTCCACGCCCATGACCTTGAGCGTCTCTTCGTTCTCGACCAGCAGGAACACGCCGTGATTCTTCTCATGCAAGAAGCAGCTACCCACCATGAGTATGGCCCGCACGAACTGGTCCGCCTCATCTGCAGGAAGCGCAGCGATGCGCTCCATCATCGCTACCATCTCGATGCGTTGCTTTAAGCTGTCTGTGTCTACTGTGCCCATGATTGCCTTTCTGCGAACCACTCTTCGAGCAGTTCAAGTGTATCTTCCCTGACCACCATCGCGGACCCACCGGCACGGTGGATGTCTGCCATCTCACGCTCTTGTAGAGCGGTGGGCTTGTTGAAACCGGCCTTGCATTCTACACCAAGGAACATGCCTCGGTAGCAGACGATGATGTCTGGTATGCCTGCTCGACCGTAGCCGTTCTGTGCAGGAAAGAAGTAGTAAGCGCGGTACTTCTTGATGATCTCGACGCACTTGGCTTTGACTTTACTTTCCGGGGTTGCCATCGTTGAATTCCTCCACTTCAATGAGCTTGTCGATGTAATGCCGCGCCTTCTTCAGGTCTTGCACGCCGCCCTTGTGTCGCCAGCGGGACAGATACTTGACAGCGTTGCCGTCTAGATACCCTAACTGCCAGTCGAGGATCACATCCCACGTTTCGTAGGTGTGTTGTTTGTAGTGAGCGCCGCCCACTTGGGTTTCGTTTGCTGCCATGATGTTGAGGTGTTGTTGGGGGTTGAGGGGGAGACACAGATTCCTAGCCCCCTCGGTCTAGGTTCAGGGAGATGCACCATACGCATCAAAATCAGCGGGCACGTATGGTGCGCAAGAAATGGCTTCACATCTGTGAGGCTAGAACCACGCTTGCAGCTATGCAAGCCCGCTAAAAATCTGCTACGCCGACTTCTTCGGCGCTTTTGTATTTGGATTTTCGTATTGCGCTGTTGACGACGAGGGTGTCACCTCGGTAGCTGTAGAGGAAAGGCCAACAATTCTTTCCTCCGTGTTGAACCTGTGTAGGTTCGCACACTGGTAGCGACGGCGGCGCGATCCATCTCTCCTGAGAACTGACTCCAGAACAGACGTCCAGGTGTTGCATGTCGGACATTTCATTCCCCTTCCTTTTGTCGTTTGTACGTCATACCGAACAGCCTCTCAATTTCTGGCAGTAGTTCTTGCAACAGTTCGTTCCTATCAACAATGCTGAAATCTGTCTTAGGTTGTTCTTTGATGAACTCCGCTAGTTCCAGAACCACATCAATGGCAATCTTCACGCTAGCACCTTCGCCATCAGTGAACTTGATCCAATCTCCGTAGAGTTCTATGTTCTTTGCGCGTTCGATCTCCGCGCCGTCGTTGTTGATGTTCATTTCATTCTCCTGCCTTTCCTTATGCCCGCAGGTCTTCATAC